TAGGGGGACCCGGTCGCCTGCTCTGTGCGAATGTCCGCAAGTTTCGTTGAGGTTTTTCGTGGGAAAACGAGGACCGCCGCCAGCACCTGCCGCCGTCAAGCGCCTGCTCGGCAACCCCGGCAAACGCAAGATCCGGCCTGACCTGCCGGCCCCGTTTGGCACACCGCCAATGCCGAAGCGGCTGATGGTCGAGCCGGTGGCGGTCGCCAAGTGGAACGAACTTGTACCAATCTTGGTGCAGCTCGGGACGCTGACCATGGCCGATGGCGAAGCCTTGGCCACTTTGTGCGAGGTGTACGCTGCAACGCAGGCGTGCCTGCTCGAGCTGCGGGCGAGCGGGCCGGTGATGCGGACTGACTTAGGTGGCGTCAAACCGAATCCCGCAGGCCCGCTATATCGCAGTTTAGTGGCGCTGCAGGCGTCGCTAATGGGCGAGTTTGGCCTTACCCCAAGCAGTAGGACACGGCTAGGTGGCCAGGAAGAAAAGCCGACCGACGAAGTCGAAGAGTTCTTCAAGCTCCACGGTGCTTGATCTCTGCAAAGAGGGCCAGGCCAAGTACGAGCGTGTAGTGCACTTCTTCGAGAAGATCCTGCGCCACAGCAAGGGGCAGAACGCCGGCAAGCCGTTCACGCTCTTGCCGTGGCAGCACCGCGTCATGCGTGAGCTGTTTGGCCGGCTGAACCCAGACGGCACGCGGAAACACCGCGTTGGGTACATCGAGCTGCCAAAGAAGCAAGGCAAGAGCACGACGCTCGCCGGCATCGCTCTCTACATGACGGCCTTTGACTCCGAGCCTGGTGCCGAAGTCTACGGTGCGGCCTGCGACCGCGAGCAGGCTGGCATCATCTACCGGGAAGCGGCGTCGATGGTGCGGGCTTCGCCTGCGTTGTCTCGTCACCTTGAGGTGATCGACAGCCGCAAGACGATCGTGCATAAGGCGAGCAATTCGTTCTACCGGGTGCTCTCTGCCGATGCGTTTCGTGCCGAGGGGCTGAACATCCACGCTCTGCTGTTTGACGAGCTGCACGCCCAGCGTGACCGCCGCCTGTGGGACGCTCTCCGCTACGGCGGTGCAGCTCGTCGGCAGCCGCTCATTCTCTCTATCACCACTGCCGGCTTTGACCGGAAGTCGATCTGTTGGGAGCAGCACGCCTACGCTGAGAGGTGCATTGCGGACCCCAAGGTAGACCCAGCCTTCTTTGGGTGCATCTACGCCGCGTCGCCACAGGACGATTGGAAAGACCCAGAGACGTGGCACAAGGCCAACCCGTCGCTGGGCCAGACAATCACACTTGAGTCATTTGCCGCCGATGCCCGAGAGGCCGAGCAGAGCCCAAGCAAGCTCAACTCGTTTTTGAGATACCGGGGTTGCGCCCCCTGGCCTAGCGGCTGGGGGGCGCGACCCAAAGACGGCTCAACGTATGGACAACACAGGACGTGCGGTGGCTCTCGCCTGACAACTGGGCCAAGTGCGGCAAGCCGCTGGCCGGCGATCTCGAGCAGCGGGAGTGGTTCGCGGGCCTCGACTTGGCGACTACGTACGACCTGTCGGCATTCGTCATGGTTAGCCAGGCCGAGGATGGCACGTTCGACGTGTTGCCGTATTTCTGGGTGCCACAAGTGAACGCCGCCGAGCGGGCACAGCGAGACAAGATCGATTACCTCGGGTGGATTCGTGACGGGTACATCCGGGTGACTGACGGCAACGTCACGGACTACGACGTGATCCGGCGAGACATCGTAGAGCTGGCACAGCAATTCAACATCCGGCAGGTGGCGATCGACCGCTGGAACGCAACGCAGCTCGCCACGCAACTGCAAGGCGAGGGCGTAAATGTGACAGGATTTGGACAGGGCTATGGCTCAATGAGCAGCCCGTCGAAGCAGCTGGAGAACCTGGTGCTGTCCGAGCGGATTCGGCACGCCAATCATCCGGTGCTGTCGTGGATGGCTGGCAACGTGGCGGTGCAGAGCGATCACCAGGGCAACATCAAACCCAGCAAGGCCAAGAGCACAGAACGCATTGACGGCATCGTGTCGCTCGTGATGGCGATTGGCCTTCACGCCGTGGCCACTGCAAAGCCGGCCGAGCAATCGTGGGACATCATCACCCTATGAGCGAAACCGCCACAGACGATTTCCGCATGTACGACCTGCGTGGCATCGACTGGTCCGGTGTTGGTGGCAACCGCACGGCTTCGGGCGTGCGTGTGACGGCCGACACGTCAATGGCCTGCTCGGCCTACACGGCGTGCATCCGTGTCATCTCGGATTCGGTGTCTAGCCTGCCGCTGCACCTGTTCGAGCGTCAGACAAACGGCGGCAAAAGGAAGGTTCCTGAGCATCCGCTGTACCGCATCCTGCACATGCAGCCCAACCCGTGGCAGACGGCGCAGGAGTTCCGTGATTGGATGACGGGCCTGTATCTGCACTACGGTGCGTCCTACGCCGAGATCCGCGCCGGTGCTCGAGGCCCGGTGTCGGAGTTGTGGCCGCTGCATCCAAGTCGCATGGAAGTCGAGCGGCTGGAAAACGGGCGACTGCGGTACATCTACCGTGAGCCAGATGGCCGGCAGACGGTCTATCGCCAGGAACAAATCTTCGCCCTGCGTTACACGACCGACGACGGCATCCACCCGATCCCGACCTATCGCCTGTTCGCCAATGCCATCGGCCTGGCTCAGGCGCTGGAGTCGCACGGTGCCACGTACTTTGGCAACGGTGCCCGGCCCGGCATCGTGCTGGAGAGTGACAACCCGGTGCCTGTCGAGGCGGCCGAGCGTCTGCGTGAATCGTGGGAGCGGATGCACCGTGGCCCAGATCGTGCACACCGCACGGCAGTGCTGCCGGCTGGCGTGAAGGCCCACGAGCTCAGCGGTAGCAACGAGGCGGCACAGTTCCTCGAGACGCGGCAGTACCAAGTCATTGAGATTTGCCGTGCGTTTCGTGTGCCGCCCCACATGATTCAAGACCTGACGCGCAGCACGTACAGCAACATTGAGGTGCAGGGCACGGAGTTCGTGCAGCACTGCCTTCTTCCACACCTAAAGCGGTGGGAAGCAGCCATCAGCCGTGACCTGTTGGCCGAAGGCGACGATGAGCGGTACTTCGCTGAGCACAGCGTTAGCGGACTGCTGCGTGGCGACCATGCGAGTCGGTCGGCGTATTACGTCTCGGCACTGCAAAACGGGTGGATGTCGGTGAACGAGATCCGCGAGCTGGAAAACATGAACCCGCTTGGCAGCGAGGGCGACCAGCACTTTATCCAGATGAACATGACAACGCTGGAGAAGGCTGGCGAAGACCCGCCTGCACCGGAGCCGATGCCAGCGCCGCCGGTTGCCGAGGTGGAGGACAGCCCAGGAGACGACGTGGAAGACGACCAGGAGGATGTGACCGATGGAAATTGAACGCCGCGACTTTGCCTTTGAGGATGACAACGAGCTCGTTGTCGAAAGCCGCGCCGACGGGCGCACGTCCATCGTTGGGTATGCCGCCGTGTACAACCGGCTGAGTCTCGACCTTGGCGGATTCAAGGAAGAAATCCTACCCGGTGCGTTCGACAAGATTCTCGGCCGCCAGCGCGGCCGGCAGGACGTGGTGGCCCTGTTCAACCACGATTCCAACATCGTGCTGGGCCGCACATCGTCTGGCACGCTGGAACTATCCAGCGATGACAAGGGGCTGCGGTACGTGGTGACGCCGCCCGTGAGCCGGGCCGACGTGCTTGAGCTCATCCAGCGGCGTGACGTGCGTGGCTCTTCGTTCGCCTTTACGGTGGACAAGAACGGCGAGTCGTTCCGCACAGGCGAAGACGGCAAGGCCGTGCGGCAGATCCGCGAAGTGAGCGGGCTGTACGACGTTGGCCCGGTGCTTGTGCCGGCGTATCCGCAGACGAGCGCCAGCGTCGCCATGCGTTCCTACGAGGCGTGGCTGGCCGAGCAGACGCAGGAGCCAGCAGCCCAGGCGGACTGCTCGCGTATGGCCCTGCGGGGCGTCGCCGCCGCCTGGGCTGCCCTTCTCAGGATTCGCAATGTCTGACCGGCCACGCTGCCAGTGCGGCGAAGTTCTGCGGACTCGTTCCAGCCGGCCCTGCGGTGACGAGCGGCAGCGTTATCTGCGGTGCCCACGCTGCGGCGCTCGGGCGGTGGCGTTTGTAAAAACAACACATTCGCAAGTGCGGTTCTGCAAGGGTCCACGTCCCTAGTGGCATGTTGCACTTCACGGCAATCACGCCGCTGGAGACAACACATGGACCGCCTCTCGACCCTTCGTGCCGAAGCCGCCGACGTTGCCGAGCGCCTCGAGTCGCTCGCTGCCCTCGACACCAGCGACAACGCTGCCGACACCAACGCCCGTGACCTTGAGCTCAAGGGTCTGACCGAGCGTGCCACGAAGCTCGCCGGCCAGATCGACTTCGAGACGAAGGTGGCCGAGTCGGCCAAGAACCTTCGCAGCGTTGCCGAGCGTTGCAGCCCGGCCCCCGAGGTGCGTGAGGAGCCCAAGGCGGCCCGCATTGATGCCGTCCGCGACAGCCGCACGCTGAAGGCGTTCCGGTCGCACGAGGACGCCTACCGCGTCGGCCGGTGGCTGCAGGCCACGTTTGCCGGCGATTCCGAGGCCAAGCGGTGGTGCCATGACCACGGCGTCGAGGCCCGCACGATGGTCGGCGGCGTCAACTCGCTCGGCGGGTTCAGCGTGCCGGATGAACTGTCCAGCACGATCATCCGCAACGTCGAGACCTACGGCGTGGCTCCGACGGCCCTTCAGAACTTCAACATGTCGTCGGACGTGCTGTCGATCCCGAAGCGGATCAGCGGCGTGTCGGGTGCGTGGATGGGTGAAAACGCCGAGTTTTCTTACAGCGACATGACGGGCACTCAGGTGCAGCTGGTCGCCCAGAAGTTCGGCGTGGCCACCAAGGTTTCCAACGAGCTCTTCGCCGATGGCGTTGGCGTGGCGGACCTGATCGCGACCGAGCACTCGCTGGCTATCGCCAAGGCTCTTGACGAAGCGGTGTTCATCGGCGACGGAACCAGCACCTACGGCGGCCACTACGGCGTGACTGTCAAGCTGACCGACGCGGCCTACTCGGCTTCGCTCGTCACGGCGGCCGCCAACAACGGTGCCTTTGAGACGCTCGACAAGGAAGACTTCCTGTCGGCCATGGCGAAGCTGCCCCGCTACGCCCTGCCGGGCGCCCGCTGGTACATCTCGCCGGCCGGCTACCACGCTTCGATGCAGCGTCTGGATCTGGCCCAAGGCGGCAGCGTGAGCGTCGCCCAGGGCTTTGGCCTGACGTTCCTTGGGTACCCGGTGGTTCTGGTTCACTCGATGAACAGCACGCTGGGTTCGGACTTGTCAAAGGTCAAGTGCCTCTTCGGCGATCTCGCCATGGCTGGTGCCCTCGGGCTTCGCCAGGGCTACCAGCTGCGGGTGAGCCAGGAGCGGTTCGTGGAGCTCGACCAGACGCTTGTTTCCGGTGTTGTGAGGGCTACGGCGAACTTCCACAGCCTTGGCTCGACCAGCGAAGTTGGCCCGGTTGTTGCCCTGCGTACACACTCTGCGAACGCCTGATTCCCACACCATCTAGGAGACCCTAAGACATGATTCCAGTTGCAGCTACCAAGAGCGTGGTGTCGGGCAAGAACTCGGTCTACACCTCGTCCCAGACGAATACCCTGACGATCGACACGCTGGGCTTTGACTACGCCAGCATCGACGTGATCTACGCATCGCAGGTTTCGACCTCGAGCGTGGCTCAGACGTTGACGCTTCGCCAGGGCGACGCCAGCAACGCAGTGACCGAGACTGTGACCGGGTTTACCGGTACGCTCGCCCCGGCGGCCTACGCTGGCCAAACCGTGACCAGCACGATGACGGTCAGCCGGATCGAAGTCGACCTGCGTGGGAAGAAGCGCTACATCGCGGTGGCCACGTCGCCCAACACGGACAACACCGTGGTGATCGCGGCCCGGCTCTCGCGTGCCGAGGAAGGCCCGTACGACGCCACCACGAAGGGTGTGCGGCTCAACACGGCCGGCTGACGCTTGACAGCATGACGAACATGAGCGGGCGGCTCACGCAACGTGGGCCGCCCGTTCTCGTTTTCGTGAGGTACGCATGCTCGTTCAGGTTGGCGGCACGTCGGTCGATGTCCGAGTCGAGGCTGTCTTCTCCATGCCTCGGCTCGGCTTTAACGACAACTTCTTCACGTGGGCTCAGGCGCTCATGCCGCTCGGCATCCGCCCCACGAAAGTTTCAGGGGCATTTTGGGACCAATGCCAAGAACGTGTTTTTGAGACGTTCATCGACAAATGTGAGTATTTATTGGCTGTCGATTACGACACGTTTTTTACCAAGGAAGACTTGGAACATCTTTTTTCGTTGGCTCTGGCGTTCCAGTGCGATGCGCTCACTGGCTTACAGACCAAGCGTGAGGACGGCAGGCCCATGCTCACGCTAAAAGGCACGCTTGGAAAAACCGCTAACGGCGAGCAGGCACACCTTCCTATGTCGTGGTTCGCAGAGCCTGTGCAGGAAGTCGATAGCGCTCATTTCGGGTGCACCATCATTTCGACAGCCGCCCTGAAGCGAACGCCGAAGCCGTGGTTTCGCAGCGAGCCCGGCCCAGACAATTCGTGGAACGAAGGCAGGCTGGATGCTGATATTTGGTTTTGGAAGAACTTCCGTGAGCGCGGCGGCAACCGGCTGTATGTCACGCCCCGCGTCGTGCTGGGCCATGGAGAATACATGGTGACGTGGCCAGGCCGTGATCTAAGCAAGCCTGTTTTTCAGTGGGCCACCGAATACTGCAACACGGGCAAAAGACCGGAAACTGCATGGAGCGTGCCGCAATCATGAAAATACGAATGGTGCAGAGCTACCGCGTCTATCGGCGTGGCCAAGTCTTGCCAGACGTGCCAGACGGGATGGCAAACGACTGGATCAAGCGCGGCCTGGCCGTTGAGGACAAGCAGCAGGAAATCGAGACGGCGGCCATAGAGCACCGGGCCGAGACAGCCGACGCCACGCCACGCAAACGAGGACGCCCACGTGCGATACCGAAGCCTGACGCGAACGACGGCACCGGCGGTTGAGCCTGTCACGGTGACTGAGGCGAAGGCACACTGCCGCGTCGATACCTCTACAGACGATGCCTACATCGGCACGCTGATTACGGCGGCGCGTGAGTGGGTTGAGGAATACCTCGACCGGGCGTTGGTGCACCAGCAGTACGTCATGCGGCTGGATTCGTTTCCCTACGAGTTTGAGCTGCCACGCCCGCCAATGGCGACAAGCGGCACGACCACAGCCGTGGCTGTCACCTACACGCTGGGCGACGATTCCACGGCAACGCTATCGGCCACGCAGTACCGGGTTGACCGAAACTCGACGCCCGGCGTGGTGCGGCAGCTGCGTGCGAACACCTGGCCAGCGAACCTGGACGACCAGAACGCCGTGACCGTCACGTGGTGGGCCGGCTACGGGGCGAGCGGCACGAGCGTCCCTGCGGCGATCCGGCACGCCATCCTGATGCTGGTGGCTCACTGGTATGAAAGCCGGCAGGCTACCGTTGCCACTGGTGCCGTGCCACAGGATGTGCCGTATGGCGTCAAATCCCTGCTCGACTCGCAACGTTGGGGCTCCTACCGATGAGCAACGTATCCGGCACGATTTCCGTAAACGTCGAGTTCCGCGACACGACCACGTCTAGCGGCGTGCAGTCGCTGAAGACTGTCACGCTGCGAGACGCTACGGAGTACACGTCTGGGAAGGTAGCCATCATCACCGGCACGGCTGGCACGTCTGCCGTGAACCTGGGAACGCTCGGAACCACCACATACAGGAACGCCAGCGGCAGCGTCGTTTCATTTAGTGCGGTGACGCGGCTGGCGTTTTCATGGAGCGGCAGCGGCGAGCGTGCTTTGAACGACCAAGTCGACACGTTTTTCGTTCTGCGTTCTAAGGCTGGCAGCGTGGCCGTCACAGATGTGCCTGCTTTTACTGTTGGCCCTGAGATCAGCGATGGTCTGGGCACAGGCACATACACCATTGTGCTATACGGCCCGACATGATTGACCCCGGCAAACTCCGCGAGCGGGTGACGGTGCAGCAATCGTCTGCGTCACGGAACAGCCTCGGCGAAGCGGTGCTGTCGTGGAGCGACTTCGCCACGGTGTGGGCGAGCGTGGAAGGCGTGAGCGCCCGTGAAGCCCTGGCGGCTGGCCAGCAGGACACCACGATTACGCACCGTGTGCGGCTGCGCTACCTGCCTGGCCTGACGCAGCGAGACCGTTTTTCGTGGCGGTCCCGCACGCTGAACATCGTTAGCCTGCTCGAGTACGACAACCGGGCCGAGCACGTTGCCATCTGCGAAGAGGTGACGTGATGGCTGGCGGCGTGGACATTACGGTTGAGTTCCCCGAGCTTGCAGCCATTCGCACGGCGTTCACACGGCTGCCAAAAAACCTGTCTGCAAAATACATGGCTGCCGCATTAGGCCAGGCTATCGACCCAGGCTTCAAGCTACTAAAGACGCTGACGCCGAAAGGACCGACCGGCAACCTGCGGCGAGCGATCCGCAAGAAAACAAAGCGGTACACAAAGACTGGCTCGGGCGTCGCGCTGGCGGGATTTACGGCCGCACCAAAACGCAAAGGCAGCGATGTCAAATCAAACGAGAAAGGCCAGCATCAAGGCTTTCTGGAGTTTGGCACAAAGCGTCGCAAGACCAAACGCAACATTGCCAGCAGTTTTCGACGCAGCGGCCCCGTCCGCATCGTCGTGGCAAAGCGTTCCGGCAAGGTGACAACGAAACCAAAGCCGCCCAAAGGATTTGTGCGAGTCGTCAAAAAAGGCGACACCGTGGATCTCGGTGAATTTCCGATCGGCGGTAAGGCTGGCGTGCCACCAATTCGCACCGCATTTGAGCGAACGCGCACGCAGATTTCCGCCAAGCTTAATTCCGAAATGACGAAGGCGCTTAACAACGCCATCAAAGAAATGGCCAGCCCGTTTAGAAGAGGCCTGTAGCCATGCCGCTCAAATCCCCAGAGTCTGTGCTGCGCACTGCCTTAGTCACGGACGCCGGCGTGGCCCTGCTGCTGGGCTCTCGCATTTACCCCGTGCTTGCCCCTGCGTCAGCGGCTCTGCCGTTTGTCACCTGGCGACGGTCAGCGATTGAGCGGGAGCAGACGCTTGGAACGCCTGCTGGCATGCCTCGGGTTAGCGTGGAATACAGCATCTACGGCACCACCTACGAAGAGGCCCGCCGCGTGTCTGACGCCATGCGGCTCGTTCTGGATGGATACGGCGGCAGTTCCGACAATACGGAAGTGAAGCAAGCGTCGTTGGAAGACGAATCTGACGACTTTGTCCAGCTGGCTGGAGCGGATCTCCCGCCGGTCTATCAGGTGACGCAGCGTTACGACGTTTGGTGGAGCGAGGGATAAGACATGCCATACACGCCCCATGACGGTTCCGGCACCACGTTTTCATTTGCCGGCAGCACGTATACCGTCACAAGCATCACGTACAGCATCACCGACCAAGCCGCCGCCGATCAGATCGACGTTTCACACCTCGGGCAAACCACAGGGGCTACGGTGCTCACGCTGGCCCGTCCGCTCAAGGGCTCGGCTGGAGACACCGGCAAAGAAGTGACCATCGAATACTTGGCAGCCTCGGGCACGCCGATTGCGCAGGGCCAGACAGGCACGCTGGCAATCACTGGTGGCATCACGCTGAGCGTCACTTCCACTTGCAAGTCTTCCAGCGTCACGCTGACTGTGAATGACGCTGTCCGTGGCTCTGCCGCCTTCCAGGTGCCGTAGCCCACAGGGAGCCTCCCGTGGCTAGCTACAGCACAAACGTTGCGGTCAGTTGGAACGGCACACCGTTTGTCGAAGTCACGGGACTTTCGTGGACATACGGCGGCGGTGCTGTCAAAGGCCGTAGCGTCATTTGGACCGACGAGGCTGGCACGTGCAGCGTCGAGTGCCTTGGCACTGCGAACACGGCCACCAGCAACTACGGCGTACGTGGCGACCTAGCGATTAGTGGCGGCGGCCAATCCTTGACCAACAAGGCAGTATGGGAGTCGCTGAGCGTGGCGAACGAAGTGAACGGCGTCACCCGGTTCACCGTCACATTCAAACTTCTGGACAACTGACCAATGGGACTCAAAGAACAGATCAAAGCAGCAAGCGTTCGCAAGCCGCTGAAAGTGCACGTGAAAGAATGGAACCTTGACGTGTACGTGCGAGTGCTAAGCGTGGGCGAGCGTGATGCTTGGGAGTTGGCTTGGCTCGACATCCGCAACAAGGGCGTTACGAAGTTTGACAACTTCAGGGCGTTCTACCTTGCTCGCACTCTCTGCGACGAACACGGCGTGCGACTCTATCAAGACAACGAATTGGAAGAGGTGGCGGCGCTTGATGGTGCCGTGATGGGTGAACTGTTCGATGTGGCACAGAAGCACAACAAACTCACGGAGGCGGACGTAGTCGAACTAGCCGGCGAGCTTTAACGCCAGGCCATCGCGGCGGTTCCTGTTCATGCTGGCCGGGCATCTCGGGATGACGGTCGGCGAGCTCGAGCAGCGGATGGACAGCCGAGAGCTGAGCGAGTGGCTGGCGTTTGCCCGCTACTACCAGCCGCTCGACAACTCATGGGCACAGATGGGTGTGCTGGCCAGTGCCATGCTGGCCCCGTACTCACGGCGTGGCCACGTTCCAAAGCCGGCAGACTTCATCCCAACCGAAGCAGCTCCGCAACACCAGACGCAGATACTCGACGTTCTTTCCCAAATGAAGCGCGACCTAGACGGCAGATGACATGAGCACAGCACTTGGATTGGCAATGCAGATCAGTGCCAACACGGCACAGCTGGCCCAGGCTGTGGCCGATGTGAATGCCAAGCTCGATTCAATGGGCGAGGCTGGCAAGAAGGCGTCTAGCGACCTCAGCACGCTGAAGAACATTGAGATTGGCAAGCTGGCATTGGGTGGCATCAGGGCCGCAACGTCTGCGTTTACGAGCCTGGCGACTTCCGTTACCGGGGCAGTCACGTCAATCACATCGTTTGCGTTAAGCGTTGGCGAAGAGCTCGACGCCTTAAACGACGTGGCCAACCGCACAGGCGTTGGCGTTGAAGCCTTGCAGGCGTACGCCAGGGCTGCAGCCGACACGGGCGTAAGCGTGGAATCTTTTGCCAAGCAGATTCAAAAACTGACCATTAACATCGGTAAAGCCACGCTTGACGACAAAGCACAAAAAAACTTTGAAGCGCTTGGCATTGTCTTCGAGGAACTTAAGGCCGCCACGCCTGAGCAGCAGTTTGAGCAGGTAGTGGATGCCATCTCTCGCATTGCAGATCCGGCAGAGAGGGCAGCTCAAGCCGTAAAGTTCTTTGGCAAGGGCGGCATTGAGCTTGGCGAGTTGTTCACGCTCGGCCCTGGTGCGCTCACGAGCATGCGTCAGGAAGCCATTGCGCTCGGCCAGGTGGTCGATGCCGATGCCGTCAAGGCAATCGACAACATGAACGACTCATTCGCCGCCGTGTTCGCCACGGTCAAGGGACTGACCGGCGCGATCCTCGGCGAGCTTGCGGGGCCAATTAGCCAGATCGCCCAAGACCTTCTTGGCGTGATTAGGCAGGCCGGGCCGCAGCAAATTGCCCAGCAGGTGGCTCAGGGCTTGCTCGATTTCATCAAGCTGGCTGGCAATTCGTTCTTCAAATTAGCCGAGTTCATCGAAGCGTTTATCAAGAAGTTTGCCCCGATCCTCGGGCTCGACATTCGCAGCGAAGCCGAAAAGGAATTGGAGGCGCTTCGCAACAAGGAGGCCGGCACAACTCGGACGGTGACTATAGGCGGCCGGTCTGTTGTGCAGTTCACGCCAGGCGAGCTGAGCACAGAAGAAAAGCAGCGGCTGGGCGACCTTGAGCGGCAGGTGGCGGCTGAAGCATCTGGAAGCGTGCTGCGGCAGTTCCAGGCCAACTTTAACGCAGCCATCGACACGGCATCCCAATCTCTTCAGCAACGCATGGAGGCAAACGCTGCCGAAGCGGGTCCAAACGCAGCCGAGGAAAGACAGGTTTCACTGCTTGAGCAGATCAACCGCAACGGCCAAGTTGGCACCGTGGAGATCCTGAACTAGCCATGGCCGTCATCGGATACCGCGAAGTTCTCCCGCGCACGTTCACGCATCGGTTTGGCGAAAGCCCGACCGCTGAGCGGAAATTCGTCGTAACGACTGACGCGCCGGAGTCGCACCAAACGCTGCTAAATGCGGTCGGGATTTTTCACGGTGCAAGCCACCCGGAATTCACCTACCTGCGTTGCACGGAAGGCAGCGTCACCGAGCCAGACCGGCAGCACGCCGAGATCACGTACCGCTACGAAGTGCCCAACGTAGGCACGGAAGACTACCAGCCCAACCCGCTGGCCCGCCGTGACGTGTGGTCGTTCTCCGTGTCAAGTGCCGCAGTGCCTGCCTTGTACTACTACCACGGCACTGGCAACGCCGATGTCCGCCCGCTCGTCAACGCTGCCGGCGACTACATCGAAGGACTGCAAGCCGTTGAGGGCGAGATTAAGGCGACGATCACCGGCAACCGCCCGACGTTTCCGCTGTCCATTGCTGGCAGCGTCACTAACTCCATCAACTCCGCGCCGTACCTTGGCGGCGCTGCATACACCTGGCTGTGCCAAGGCATCTCCGGCCAGCAGCAGCTCGAGGTGGTGAACGACGTTGAGGTGAAATACTGGAGCGTCAGCGTCGAGCTGGTGTATCGCTCGAGCACATGGGTAATGAAGATCCCGCACGTGGGCTGGCACTACATCACAGGCGGCAGCAAGACGAAATGCTGGGTGTACCAAGGCGAGGGCGGACAAAAGGAAAAGGTTGACGCCAGCGCGCCGCAACCGCTCACCGAATCCGGCAACATGAAATACCCAGGCAGCGAAGGCAACCCAGACCAGCTGCTGCGTCGCGTCCACCAGGCCATCGACTTCACAGGATACTTCGGCACCCCGCCGTTCTAAGGAGCCAGCCCATGCCAGACATCAACTACACCATCAACGCCCAGGTGCAAAAAGGCGCTCTTTCGCAGCAGTTCGCCGCGTCTGGCATCACTGCCGACATCGCCACGGCTGGAATGCTGGCCGTCACGCTGAACCTGACCACGAACGTGACGCAGATCTCAACGGCCAACATGGGCAGCCTCGGCCTAGCGTTCGCCCGTTCGCTCGCCACCGAGACAACGCACACCGTCTCCTTTGGCCGTCTGGTCAGCGGCACTCTGCACGAAACCGTGCGGCTCAAGGCTGGCGAGGCTGCCATTCTTCGTCTGGCCTCTGGCGACTACGCAGCAAAGGCTGCCGTGGCAGGCTCCCGCCTGGTGCTCACTGTGCTCGAGGACTGACCATGGCCCAGAAGCCAGACGGCAAGCCAGCCCGCACAGAGCGCGTCACGTTCACGAAGCCTGCCGCCGAGCGGATCGCCAAGGTGGTGCGAGCCGTCGAGGGCGGCGACCGTGACGCTGGCCCGCTGACATTTGGCAACCGTGGCGTGGGTGGTATCAGCGGCAAAGTGTTCCGCGTTTGCACGTTTACCGGCGCGTGGTCGATCAACGCCGAGAAAACGGTGACATTCAAGTATCAGACGGCTACGCCGAATACGGTTTCTGCCACCAACCTGTTCTTCCCGCTGTCGGCACCAAGCACAACCACAGACTGCGCGATTGCCAAAGATGGCACCGCGTGGTTTCTCATCGACGTGCCCTTTGAAACGGCAACGGCGGTATTTGTTTCCGCCACGTCTTCCACAGCCGTTATGCGAGACGTGACGCTGTCGGCGTCTCTCAATACATCGGCATGCACGATAACGATAGGCAAGACGCTTGTAACCACTTCCGTTACGCTCGTGTCATCTACATTCACTTCCACCTTTGTGCGATTCAGGGTGTAGCGATGGCGTGTTGTTGTTCTGAAGGCAACGACGACGACTTGGGGGCGTGCTGCGGGCCAGACACATTTGTGTTGGCAGCAAATTGTTGCCCAGCTGAGGGGATAGTTATAGGCGAAACGCGCAGGCGTTGCAGAGATTCTACTCGTAAGGATTGTCGAGATTTTTGGGGCGGTCAGTTTTACCTAGGAAAAGTTTGTCCAGCTACGTCTAGCACCGAAAAATTTTGCAGCGGCTGCACAAATGGGTGCCTTGATTGCGGGCCATACCCCTGTAACCCATTACCATGATTACTTGCCACGTGCGGTATCTACAATTTGTGTGCTTGCAGCGCGGATACTCATTGGATGAGGTTATGCCGTGCGTTGTGTCGCGCGATGGCGACCAGTGGACCATTGACGTTGACCACCCAGCGTATCCACGCATGCGCAAGCCTGGGTATGTGCCGCCACCACTAATTCCGCACCCAGTACAGCCACAAAGCGGCCCAGGCACTGAACTGCGTTCGCTGTTGGCGGCGTTTGGAATTACTTCTGAGGGCGACTGCCCATGTAACCGCAGGGCGATCTACATGGACCAGCAAGGCTGCGACTGGTGCGAAGCCAACATCGAAGAAATCGTCGGCTGGCTCCGCGAGTCGGCCGCCGAACGCGGCCTGCCGTTCCTTGACGCCGCCGCTAGGTTGCTGGTGCGACGGGCGATCAGCAACGCCCGCAAAGCGGAGGCCCGCCGTGCCAGAGGATCACAGCGTCACGATTGACGGCCGCCGCTGGCTGCTGCGATTTACACGCCTGAAAGGCGATGCTGCCGGGTGGACGTTTTTCCCCAACGCGGCACGGCCCCGAATCCTCATTGACGAGCGGCTCCGTGGCGGGGCTCGACTAGAGACGATCGTGCACGAGCTGCTGCACGCCAGCCTAGGTCCGACGATCTCGGAGGAGAGCGTGACCGAGGCGGCGCGAGTCATCCGGCGGACGCTCACAACGCTGGGCTACAAGGAGGTGCAGCATGGCGGGTGACGCAATCACGGAGATGGCCAAGCGGTTGGCTCGATTGCACCCAGATGCACCGTGCCAGACGCTCGCACGCCGCCTGGTCAAAGAGTGCAACGGTGCCATTACGCTGCACCAGGCCCGCATGCGGATGCAGCGGCAGTTCGGGCAGCACGGGGCGAGGCACCGAAAGCGGATCAAGGCCGTGGCACCTCGAGCAGCTCGCAAGGCTGGCGAGATCTTGGCTATGCCGAAGTCGATGGCCGAGACGTGGACACCGCACCGCATGAACGTCATCGGCAACGTCGGCATTCTGTCAGACGTGCATGTGCCGTATCACTCCGAGATCGCCGTGGCTGCGGCCGTTGGCTTTCTCAAATACCAAGAGCTATCGGGCCTGCTGCTCAATGGCGACATCGCCGACTTCTATGCCATTTCGAGGTACATGAAAGATCCCAAGCAGAGGGATTTCAAAGGCGAGCTCGAGGCGGTGCGGGACTTCCTCGCCTACCTGCGGCAGGAGTTCCCCGACATCCCCATCGTCTACAAGACTGGCAACCACGAAGAGCGATGGCAGCACTGGCTGTGGCAACACGCCGCCGAGATCTCCGACGATCCACGCATGAGCCTGACGGCCTGGCTCGGGTTCACTGAGAACAACATCGAGCTGGTTGAGGACAAGCGGCCCGTGCTGCTCGGCAAGTTGCCTGTGCTCCACGGCCACGAGCTGCCCAGCGGCATGGCCGCGCCGGTCAACGTGGCGCGTGGTGCGTTTATGAAGACGCTCTCGACTGTGATGGTGGGCCACTCGCACCGTACCAGCAACCATGCCGAATCGGACATGTGGCACAAGGAAACGGGTTGCTGGTCTACCGGCTGCCTGTGCGATCTGCGTCCCGAGTACGCGAGAGTGAATCGTTGGAACTGGGGCTTCGCCACGGTGACGGTTCACAAGGGCGGGGCATTTGACGTTCACAACTATCGTGTGATGCAGGACGGCACAGTGAGAACGGCATAAACAGAAAGGGAACCAAATGACAGCAGCTTTTGAATTGGCGAACGAAGAACTGCGTGCGGCCGTGAAGTCTCGGCTGGACCACACGCCGGCCGATGATCCGAAGATGGTGGGCTACCAGCGCGAGCAGCGGCTGCTCGGCGACTCGCTCCTAGCGGATTACGTGCACCCGACGAGCCAGGCGTACTTCGACCTGCTCGACAGGATGAAGGCTCTTCACTCCAGCAAGAGCCGGGACTACGGGAGCGAACACGACCCGCTGGCCAACATTCGCAACGGTGCCCTGTTCGTGGGCATTGAGCCATGGAAGGGTGCCATGGTTCGATTGAGCGACAAGGTCACGCGCCTCGCCACGTTCAACCGCACGGGCCGCCTCGAGCACGAAGGCGTGGAAGACAACCTCATGGATCTGGCGTCCTACGCACTGCTTGCCTTGCTGCTCTACCGGGAGGAGCACAGTGGGTCCGCTGACTGACGAATACTTGTTGCAATGCGAACAGGCGGCACGCCGTTTCCAGGGCGCTTGGACCGGCACGAGCGGCAGCCTCGCGGCCATGCTGATGCACACGTTGGGCGAGATTCAGCGGCTGAAGGTCGAGCTGGCCCGCAGGGAACAGCGCGACGAAACAAACCGGGCCAGCGAGTTGAGGTAATGGCAGCGTTTCCCTCCCTTTCCGCAGCCGTCGCTTCCTCGCTGTGCCCGGTTCATCCGATGTCGAGTGGCGGCATCACGTCTACGCTGCTCTGTTCGCTGGGGCAAATCGCTGAATCGACGTATCGTTCCTGAAGCTTCGGGTCGCTGTGGTCGAGCACCTGGGTGGCCGCAGCGGTTCCGCCGGCCAACGCAGCGTAGGAAGCCCGCGTCCTCCGCAGCCCGTGGAAGCCTCGGTATTTCACGTCGGCCAGCCGGCAAAGCAGTTGAAGGCTCGTCCACAGGCTGGCGTGCTGTCGGTCCCATGGCCACACCAGTTCGTCAGGCTTGCCCTCTCGAGACGCCAGCATGTCAGCCAGCTGCTGGGTGAAATCCCGCTCGATGTCGTGCGTGCGGCCCTTGCGGGTGTCGCCGAGAAACCGGACGCGCCGCCGCACCAGATCCACCTCACGCCACCGTAGGGCGAGCAAGGCCGACAGGCGCTCTCCCGAGCAGTACGCCATGTAGATCAGCGTAGACCACCACCAGCACGACGGCTTGCCACCTGTGCGGCCCTTGCGGAGCCGCGCCCGTCTCACGAGTTTGGCCACGTCATCAGCCGTGTAGGCCCGGCCCGTTGGCAGGCTCTTGGCCACCTTGATCCTGGGAAGCTCTGGGAACTCTGCCGCCCATCGCTTGCGGGCTGCCAGATTCCACGCAGCCTGGATCATCACCTTGTCCTTCTGGACTGTGGCCGGCCGCACCTGCTTCCCACGGCAGGACTGCGTGGCACGGTCCCTGAGGTAGCGACTGATGACTAGGTCATCTAGGTCGGCCACTGTGGGCTCGTGTCCTAGAAACGCTCGTAGGCGTTCTAGGAGCATGCCGTACAGCCTCATGGTCTTGGCGTCGAGGTTCCGCAGATCGCCGTATCGTTCAAACAGTTCCGCCAGCTTCATCGGTTCCATGCTGTCTCTCCTTTGGTGCGTGAGTGTACACCAGTATACAACCCTATAAGGGGAGCCGCCTCCACTCAAACATTGACCTTTGCCAATCGATCGTATGGGCGGTCGGAGGGCTGGGGCAAGCGGCGGATTTGACGCCGCTATTTCCGGCGTTAGTATTGGGGCATGGTTTTGGCACTACCCGAAGGCAAGAAGCTAATCTCCACCGCTGAGGCGGCAAAGATCCTTGGCGTGACCATGGGTCGCATGCGTCAACTGGCGATCGCTGGGCCGAAAAAAGGTGGCCTTCACTCCTGGCTGGCCGCGCCGACCGCCCGCGTCTTTGACGAGGTCGAGGTCAAGAAGCGGGCAGGCTCGACGCAAAAGACCGGCCGGAAGGCTGGCGGCTTCAAGGCCAACTAGCGTTTCCTGCGGGAAAACAGCACAGAAAAAAATCTTTTTCTCACCTCTTGTATGTTCTAACGCCGACGCTAGAATACGGGCGTCGGGCACATGAGACCTGACGCAACGCAAACCGGGAGACGAAAGATGGACGCCATGATCACCGAGACCAGCCGCCAGACCGCCCTCGGGAACGACTACCTGTACGTCGAGATGCAGTGCGGAAAGCACGCAGCGTTGGTGGTGGTTTGCCGTGGCGCAACCAACTACGTGCAAGTCGTGGTGCAGAACGCCATGAATCGTGCCTGGCGTGGAATGGGCAAGCGGTTTTCAACAGTTGAGGCTGCTATGGCCGCATACAAGACCGACGCCATCCGCAGCATGATTCAAACGGCCTGCGGGATCGCCTGACCAACTCACAAGGTGGGGCCACCCGGCCTGCCGCAAGCTGCGAAACGGGTGGCAATCGCACAACGGACTCTACGGCCAAGGAGGGCCACGCCATGAAACGCCAGTGGAATGCCGCCATGAAATCCCTGCTTCTGATCCGCGTCGGCCAAGAGCTCGGCACGTCGAGCGAGTTAGCCCAGACGATCGCCCACTCGATTGACTTCGTTCTCGGCACGCTCGCCCGTTTTTTTAGTTGACAGTTCTAACGCCGCCGCTATGTTGCCACGATCTAACGCCGACGCTAACTACTGTACGAAAGTTCGAGTCCCCTCATTTTGACGATCTGCTCCCTTGACTCTGGCCTATACGGCCGTACATTGCCCCACCACACGAAAGGAAATCGCCATGAACGCAGACGCACATCACGCCGAATACCTCGCCGCTGCCGCCGCCATCCACGAACAGACGCCACGCACTCGATGCCAAGAGCCCGCCGTTGGCGACTTCATTAGCGGCGTCACAGAAGGCCGCCACTGGAGCGGCCACGTCGAGTGGGTTGAGCGCGGGTTCGCCTGCGTCAACGTCGGCGGCGCTTGGGTGAGCGTGCCGCTCTACGACATCACGCATTAGGAGCCCGGTGGAACCGGGATTGCCAAGGAAGGGACTCTGCCGCCGAGCCAGGATGGGGAAGCGGCTTTCACAAAAGGGACTGAAACGAAAGGACGCGACAGATGAGCACGGATCTGACAACCGGCCTGCGGGTAAACACCGTGGGCGACTTGATGACGCTGGGCAAGATCGCCGCCTCGAGCGGGCTCGTGCCTAAGGACTACCAAAACCAGCCCGAGAAGTGCGCCGGGGCGATCGCCTTTGGTGCTGAGCTGGGCCTAGCCCCGATGCAGGCGTTGCAGTGCATTGCCAACATCAACGGCAGGCCGAGCATCTGGGGCGACTCGGCCAAGGCGCTCTGCCTGGCCTCGCCTGTGTGCGACGAGATTAGCGAGACGATCGAGGGCGAAGGCACGCCAAACCCCAAGGCCGTGTGTATCGCCAAGCGGCGTGGGCAGTCGCCCGTCCGCGTCGAGTTCAGCGTCGAGGACGCCAAGCGTGCCGGGCTGTGGGGCAAGCAAGGCCCGTGGACGCAGTACCCCAAGCGGATGCTGCAGCTGCGTGCCCGTGGCTTCGCCCTGCGTGATGCGTTCCCTGACATCCTGCGTGGCCTCGTGACGGCCGAAGAGGCGCAGGACTACCAGACGGCCAGGCCGCAGCCTTCCGTCCGTGTGACGCAGCCAAAGCCTGCTGTGCAGCGGATTGAGCACGTCGAAGCCGAGGCCATCGACACCGACGTGGAGCACTTCGACGCCGCCGAGATCGCAGCGGAGGCCAGAGCATGAACGACGAACCAGACGAAGACCGCATGCAAGCCCAGCGCCGCCGCTGGAAAGAGCTTGACCACGTCGCCGCCGAGATTGCATCGGAGCGGGCGACGATGCAGACCGACATCGGCAAGGTGCTCGAGGACGGCCCGCCCTCGCCGTTCATCGTGGATCGCGGGATCTACACCTCTCGGCGTGACCGCGAGGCGATCCAGCGAGAGGAAGACCGCATCACACGACTGGAGCAAATGGGCAGATAGATCACAGCCGGCACACCCTTGCTTGCGGCTTGCATCGGAGCCGCATGGGTCGCCTACCGGGAGTGGCGAGTAACCACCGGCGTAAGCCCACGAGACGGGCCAATACACGGAAAGGATTCCTATGTCCGACTACTACGCTGAAACGCTCGACACGCTGCCGCTCTTTCGGCGGACAGATCCGGTGACGAGCAAGGCCGCAGCTGCTGACGCGAAGACGTTCCGAGGCGAGCACCACGCCGCGATCCTCGAGGCGCTGAGCCAAGGCCCGGCCGGGGCCAGTGGGATTGCGGCACGGTGTGGGCTGCTCGCGCACCAGGTCAACAAGCGGATCCACGAGCTCGCCAAGTGCGGGCGGATTGCGGAGACGGGCAACATCGTGACCAGCGCCAGCGGGCGAGGGGAACGGGAGTGGAGGGTGTCGTGAGGTTGTTTACCAAGACACAAAAGCAGGCAGTCGAGCTTGTCACTGGGAAGACAGGGCAAGGCGATCACGTGATTCCTCACAGCAAAGGAGGGCAGACTAGCGTGGAAAACTGTCAGTTGATTTCAGGCGCAGCCAACGCAAAGAAGGGCTCTTTCTTTTTTAAGCCGCGACGCTGGCAAGAAGAATTCTTCCGCCAATGGATCGCGCGCACGATCAACACGTTTCTCTTGATCGTCATTCCCGGAGGCGGGAAGACAATGGCCGCCCTTGAGTCTGCGCGTCGATGGATGGCAGCAGGGTCAGACCGTCGCCTTATCGTTGTTGTGCCAACGGACAACCTTCGGGAGCAGTGGCAAGAAGAGGCTGTAAAGTTTGGTATCCAACTCCAGACCAAGGAGTTTGGCACGAACTTCAAGCACGGCTTTCAAGGCGGCGTTGTTTCTTACAGCCTCGTTGCCAGCCAGCCGCTGGTGTTTCGCAAGCTCTGCTCTGTAGCGCCGACAATGGTGATCTTTGATGAGATTCACCACTGCGGCGAGGAGGCCAGTTTTGGCCGAGGTGTCGGCCAGGCCTTTGAACTCGCGGCCGAGCGACTGCTGCTATCTGGCACCGCATGGAGAAGCGATGGGACCGCTATCCCGTGGGTTCAATACGACGGCAATGGGTTTGCCGTAGCCGATTACTCGTACGACTACCCGCACGCACTTACCGATGACGTTGTCCGGTTTCTGGTTTTTGACTACTCGCGCGGAACTATTACGCATGACCTGACTGGAGACAGTCAAACGCTTTCCAGTGAAAGCACAGAGGACGACGCCGCTCGACTGCTTCGAAGGCTGCTTGACGCTCGCGGCGAGTTTGTCCGCGAGCAGATACGACAGGCGCACCAGAGGCTTTTGGACGTGCGAGCATCTTTCCCGGACGCCGGGGCTCTGGCTGCCTGCATTGACCAGACGCACGCCGCCATGGTGGCAAATGTGATCTGCGAGGTAACTGGTTGCGAGCCAAGCGTTATCGTTAGCGACGACAAAGTTGAGAACGATACTGTTCGTTCGTTTCGTGACAGCAAGAAGGAGTGGATCGTAGCGGTTCGCAAGGTAAGCGAAGGCACCGACATCAAGCGGCTTCAAGTTCTCTGCTACCTAACGAACACAACTGCGGAACTGTTTTTCCGGCAACTTGTCGGCCGCGTTTCTCGTTATCGAGGCAATGAGGACCGCGAGGCGTATGTCTATCTGCCTGCCGATCCTCGCTTGATTGCCTGCGCACAGAACATCGAAAACGCACAGGTGCAGGCGCTAAAGAACCAGCGAGATGCCGATGAGGTCGAGCGGGCTCCGCTGGATCGCCAAACCGGGTCGCTGTTTGATTCTTTCTCAACGGCCCATGACGGCACCGACCTTGTCATGATCGGAAGCGAGGCTGTGTCAGAGGACGTAGCAAGGCAAATCTCGCAGATCGCAGAGGCTGAGGCGATCCCGATGCAGAAGGTGCTGGCCGTCATGCAGCGGCTTGGAGTTGGCGGCCAGCAGTCGAGCCCGCAGCCAGTGGCCGTTCGCAGTAAAGAAGAGGAAATGGATGACCTTCGCAAGAAGTGCAACAAGCAGGCTTTTCGGCTGTCCAAGTTGGCTAAGTGCAGGCCAGACGAAGTTAACGGAAAGTTCAAGCCGCAGAACCAAATGACGGAAGACGAACTGCGCCGCAAGCTGCGGGCGATCCTGTCGGAGATCGCCAAGTATGCATGATCTCAATGAGATTGAGCGCGGCGAGTTGTGCCAGTCCACCATTGAGTCGCTATACGAGGCGACCGGAGGACTGCGGCAGTTCCCGGCCCTGCTGAAAAAGGTTATCGCCACTCGTGCGTGGGAGCGCCGCACAGTTCACGGAAAGGTGGTCGAGCTGTCTAGCCTTCGAGAACTGATTACGGCGAAGCCGGTTGGCGGGTGGGGAGAAGACCCGTCCAAGGTCGAGGCCGTGATCCGCGACGACCCGGAGGCGCTGTCCGCTTTTCGAGAGGCGATGGTTCAGCACGGAGGAGACCGCAAGTCAGATGCGATCAAGCGTAACAATGTAACAGTTGATCCAGAGAAGACCGGCAACTCGCGCGCCTACTCCATCGCCCGCGTGCAACGCGAGTGCGACTCTAAGACGGTGGCCGCCGTCATGTCTGGCGACCTGTCCCCCAACGCTGCGCTTGTAAAGGCTGGCGTGCGGGAGAACCGCCAGGTCTACATTCCGCGCGACCCTGCGGCGGCGGTCGAAAAGCTGCGGCGGCAGTTTGGCGACGAGTTCATACAAGCCATGAGGGAGGCTATCCATGGCCGGTGAATGGATTCCCCTTGACTGCAACCTCGGCACGAAGCCCGAGGTGCTCGAGCTGGTGGACGAAACAGGGCTGCCCGTTGAGGTAGTCGCCTGGCGTCTCATTCAGTTGTGGTCGTGGGCAGCGCTCAACTCGTCGGACGGCACGATACGGGCGACGCCCAGGCGCGTTGCTGCCGTGGCTGGTGGTGACGAGGCGTTTTGGCTCGCCGTTGAGCGAGTCGGCTGGGTGTCGTTTTTGAACGGCAGCCTGACGATCGAGGGCTGGGAACGCCGTTTTTCAGGGGCTGCAAAGGCACGTGCCATGCACGGCCGGCGGCAGGATTCGTACCGGAGGCGCTCCCGTGACGCTGAACCGTCACAGGGTGGTGGCGCACCGCCGTCACCAGAGGAGAAGAGAGGAGAGGAGAAGAGAGAAGAAATACAACCGGCTGCGCCGGTTCCGCCGAGCAAGCCGCCGAAGGCGTCTCGCTCGCCGGCAAAGCCTTCGCTCTCGTGGTCTGCTGACGCAGGCTGGCAGGGAATCACCGATGCCGACCGCCAGGGCTGGGCCGTCGCCTACCCGGCGGCAGTGGTGACGCAGGAGCTCGCTAAGGCGGAGGAGTGGCTGCGTGCCCACCCGTCTCGTGCCGTTCGCAAGAACTGGCGGAAGTTCCTGACGGGCTGGCTGAGCCGTTGCCAGGACAAGGGCGGCACCATCCGCGAGCAAGGACGCAGGCCAGAGGACAGGCCGCCCCCGAAGGCGTGGAAGGACGAGTACCGGCCCGCCCAATACCGCACCCCGAAGGAAGTCGCCGCGCTTGCGGCAGGGTTGAAACTCACGGAGGACACATGACCACGCAAACACCACGACCGCTGACCGAGAAGCAGCGCCAGGTGCTCGAGTTCATCCGCGCGAAATCTGGCATGTACGGCCCTGCCGTGCGAGAGATCGCAGCCGAGTTCGGCATCCGCTCGCCAAATGGCGTTGTCGCTCATCTGAATGCGTTGGAAAAGAAAGGCTACATCAGGCGTCGCCCAAAGGTGACTCGTGGAATTGAGGTGGTGGCATGAGCAGCGACAACCCAGACCAGCCGCCGGCACCTGGTGTGCTTGCACGCATGTGTGCTCGCGCGGCATGGCGAAACGACATTGACGACGACGTGCGGCTGCTTCTTGAGTGGGCAAGCGACACCATCAAGCTCAGCGAGATGCAGCGATGCTTGGCGCTATGCCGGGCGGAGCACCTTGAGGCCGTAAACCAAACGCTTAAAGGTGCACTATGAGCGTGCGTGACTTCGTGATGCTGAGC